TCTATTATGCCTTTATATCGATGCGTGGGCGCGGTATCGGATTGCTTGCAATCGGTGTCGGACCGAGGGATTTGTTGTCGAAGGCTTGCACGGACCGAGGCGGAATCCGTGGTACGACATCATGACCCAAGCGACCGTTGTCATTCGGAATTGCGCCGATCGGATGGGGTTGTCTCCGGCGGCGCGGACCAAGCTGCGCATCGAGACGACGGACCTTGATCCCACGGGCAAATGGGCGGCGTTTAATCTCGTGAGCGGGGGCGGCTAGGCGGGGGTTGCCATGGGATCGGGCCCGAATTCCCCGGAGCAAACGGCGGCGGCCGTCGTCAATCCGGCGGATCGGGCGGTGGCGTTCATCAGTAATTTGACATTGACTGATGATTACGACGGCCAACCGTTCCGGTTGCGACCCTGGCAAGAGCGGCGGATTATCCGGCCGATTTTCGGCACGCTGCGGCCCGACGGTTTGCGGCGTTATCGCCGGGTGTTTCTCTTCTTACCGAGGAAGCAAGCCAAGACACAGACGGCGGCGGCGGTGGGAATGTACGGGATCAAGGGGCAAGGCAAGGCGGGGGAGTCGGTCATCTGCGCGGCGGCGGACATGGAGCAAGCGGGGCATCTGTTCGACAAGTGCGAACGGATGATTGAATCCGATCCATGGTTAGCGAAGACGATGCGGATTTATCGGTCCGATCGGATCATTGACGACCGGCAGACGGACAATCAATTGCGCGTGGTGTCGGCCGACGGGCGGCGGCAACACGGGTGGAACCCGTCAATCTTGTTGTTCGACGAATTACACACACAAAAGAAGCGGGATTTATATGATGCGTTGACGTCGGGATTTCAGACTCGCAAGGAACCGTTGGCGCTTTTGATTACGACGGCCGGCAATGACCTCGATTCCTTGTGTCACGAAGAATACGAGTATGCTTGTCGAGTACGCGACAATCCGGCGATCGATCCGGCGTATCTGCCGATCATCTACGGGGCCGATCCCGACGACGATATTTGGGACGAACGGACGTGGTTCAAGGCGATGCCGGCGCTTGGTGACTTTTGTGAACTTGATTTCATTCGGAGTGAATTCGCGCGGGCCCGGGAAATCCCGTCGGAAGAATCGAAGTGTCGACAATTCTATTTGAATTTATGGACACCGAAGGCGACCCGTTGGTTGCCGGTCAAGGCGTGGGACGATTGCGGCCGGCCGTTTGTGTTCGACCCCGAAGATTTCCAGGGTGTGCCGGTGTATGGTGGGATCGACCTTGCCAGTACGTCCGACACGGCGGCCTTTGTTTTCGTGTCGATTGTCGACGGAATCTACAAGGTCGGCTGTCGATTCTGGATTCCGGCGCCGTCGGCGGATCGGCTCGACCGGATCGCCGGGACGCGGTTCCGCATGTGGGAACGGCAAGGTTACATCACGATCACCGAAGAGGCAACAATTGATTATGATTTGATATTCGATGAAGTCGTCGATATGACGGATTCGCTCGACTTCCGGGAGATCCGGCTTGACCCGTGGTCCGCCAAGCAATTCGCCCAAAAGCTGAAACATGAACGGATCAACGTAGCTTTCATGAATCAGGGGACGTTATCCATGAACGAACCGACGAAATATCTTGAAGTGTTGTTAGATCGGCGGAAGATTCATCACGGCAATCATCCGGTGTTAAACATGATGGCGCGGAATGTCATCATGGTTCGCGACTCTCACGGCAATTCCAAGTTTGACAAAGACACGTCGACCGGCAAGATTGATGGAATGGTGGCGCTGGCGATGGCGACCGGATCGGCGATGATGGACGCGGGGGAATTCGAGGGCGCCGTTTCATGACGTGACGTCATATCATGACATCTAATTACGAAATCACCACGGATGATATCGGCCGGGCGCTGGTGCCGGCCGGCGGCCCTCCCGTCGTCAGCCCGGCGGGCGCCGTCGAATCGCGGACCCTGATAACCGGCGAAGAATTGTGGATGCCGGCGCCGTCGCTGGCGGGCGTGCCGGTTGGCGTCGGCACGGTGACGGCGTTCGGTGCCTATTACGCCGGTGTCTACGTGATTTCGTCCGACATTGCCTCGGTTCCGTTCGTCGTCACCCGCCGATCCCCCGGCGGTGTCCGGCAGATTGACGATTCGTTTTGGTTGCATGATTGCGTGTTTCTCTCCCCCGACGGCGAAATGTCGGCCATGGGTTACATGCAAGCGGCGGCGTGGCATTGTCTCACGCGAGGGAATTCTTATAGTCGCATCCTTTACGACGACTCGAATCTATTCCGGCCGGTCGGGTTCAAGATGGGGGATCAGGGGAAATGGCTGGCGCGGCGGACGACGGATAAAGAGCGGTCCGTTTATTACACGTATGACGGCGAACCGCTCCACCCCCGGGAAGTCTTACATTTCGCGGGCGTCGGCGGCGACGGCGTTATCGGGGTTTCGCCGATCACCCATGCGCGGGAATTGCTCGGGTTAGCCATGGCCACGGAGAAGACGGCGGCGGCGTGGTACGGGAATGGGATTCACCCCGGCGGCACGCTGGAAATCCCCGAGAAATACGACGAAGTCAAATTGCAGAAATATCGCGCGGCCATCGAAAACGTCCACCAAGGACCGTTTAACGCTTATAAGCACATGATTCTATGGAACGGGGCCAAGTTCACCCCGACGACGATTAGCGCCGTTGACGCCGATTTCATCGCCGGGCGGCAAATGTCAATCGAGGACATCGCGCGGATTCTCAACCTGGCGCCGTCCAAGTTGCAAAAGTGGGACAAGGTATCCTTCTCTACATTGGAAGAAGTCAATACGAATCATTACGACTCATGTATTTATCCGTGGGTCCGGCGGTTTACGACCGAGATGAACCGCAAGCTCTTGTCCCGGTCGGAACGGAAGATTTACGAAGTCGTCCACGACATTTCGCAGGGGAGGCGGGGGCGGCTCTTGGACGAAGCGAACCGGGATAAAATTTGGCAAGGGATGGGGGTTATCAATGCCAACGAAATCCGGGCGCGGAACGGGATGGCGCCGATCCCGGGTGGCGATGCGTACTTTATCCCGCTCAATACGGCGCCCATGGATAAGATCGCGGGCGCATCCATCAGCGAAATCAAGGGAGTGAAGCCGGCGAAACAAGAGGCGGTCGGCGCCTTGACGGGCGAAGAATTGGACACCGATCTTGGCGGCGATCTTGATCCGATCCCCACCAAGCCGGCGGCGGCCGAAGCGGTGGCATCGGGGGATACATCGGTTCAAGATACGGCGATGAATGGGGCCCAAATCGAGAGTCTGTTAGGGGTTGTCGAACAAGTCGGCACGGGCGCGATTCCGGCGGCCAGTGCCAAGGCGATTCTGGGCGCGGCGTTTCCCATGCTGACGCAAGAGTCGATCGATAAGATGATTGATCCCCTGCCGGCGAAGCCGGCCACGGCGGCGGCCGGCGGCAATGGTGAAGCCAACGGCAACGGCAACGGCAACGGCAACGGCAACGGGGAGCAAATGACCGATCTTGCCGAACCGATTCGCGGCTTGATTGCCGACGTGGCCCGGCGGGCGGCGACCCGGTTAGCGGGGGCGGCGCGGCGGGCGGTCAAGCGGGGCGACCTGTCGGCGGTCCTGCCGGCCTTGGACACGCTGTTCAAGGCGGAACCGGCGACACTGGCGGCGATGTTCACCCCGGCGGCGCGGATCGCGGGGGCGGCGGCACGGCGGCCGATCGATCCCGGGGCGGTGGCGGATCGGATCGCGGGACGGTGCCGGGCGGACATCCTGGCATGCGTCGAAGGGACGGACACAATCGGCAGTCTCGGCCGATCGATCGATCTTTGGGAATCGGTCATCCCCGATCTTGCGATCCAAGCGTTTGCACATGAGGACACAGATCATGGGTGAAAAGAAGATTGAATGTCGTGGTTTCCGGCGTTACGAGTCGCGCGACATTACCGACCGGCCCGGGACGATCGCCGAATTTTTCGGCGATGCGGTGGTCTACAATTCGCGGTCGCTGGAGATGTTCGGGTTTCACGAACAATTCTCCCCGGGCGTTTTCGCCGAATGCCTGGCGCGGGCGGATTGCGACTTGCGGGCGCTGGTCGATCACGATTCCGCGAAGTTGCTCGGCCGGCAATCGGCCGGCACGCTGCGGTTGACCGACACGGCGGCGGCGCTGGAGACGTTGATTGACGTGCCGGACGTGTCGTATGCGCGGGACGCGCTGGTTTCGATCCGGCGTCGTGATATGTCCGGGATGTCGTTTTCGTTTGATGAACAAGAGGACACATGGGCATTCAATGAGGACGGGACGATTCTCCGCACGGTGCGGAAGGCAGATATCTATGAGGTTACGGTGACGGCGTTCCCGGCCTATCCGGCGACGACCGTTGACGCACGGTCATATTACCAATCGAACATCGAACGACTTGAAGGGATCAGGCGGGGGACGGCGGCGGCCACGCCGGAAAGGGATTGGCTTGACGATCAAATCCGGTTAATGTGGCGGCGACATGAGGCGATGCGCTAACGGGAACTCAGGGGGTGCATCGATTCCCATGTTGCGGCCCCTTGCCCTCCCGTCCGCCTTGGCGGGCGTCGGGGGGCGGGGGCTTTTGGTGGAGGGGGCGGCGGCGGCGATCCTTCGATTGCCAGGCGCGGCCCGGCGTGGCCCCGACGGGGGACGTCGGCCATGGGCAAGTACACGGCGGCGATTGTCGAGCGGAAGCGG